AAATCCTCCATAGTCGGCACGCGGCCTTCCAAGGCGGAGGCAACTGTGGTCATGCCAAGCACCTCAGAGGCTATTGTTTGCGCCCCCGGCTTGGCCACTGCGCCGACCGCCCCGCCTGTGAACCCTGTGGCGTACCCCTTCGCAGTCTCCAAGAAAATACCAAACTGCCGCGCGATGAAGTCCTGGGGGTCCTTGATGGACCCATTGTTGTACCCGTCAATCAGTGCGGCACGGAGGCCAGAGGGTAACGCCACAGCCCCGCCAAAGGCCATCCCCGGCACTGTGATTATTTCCTCTGGAGTGAGAGCCTGTGGCCCCGCCTGCCCCAATGCGACCGCAGAGCCACCCCCTGCCAAGAAGCCCGCCAGCATCGCAGGGATGTCGCCCGCCATCACCCCCGCAGCGTGCGCTATCTGCTGCACTAGGGCGGGATTCACATCTGCCGGGTCGGGCGCACGCCCTCTGGCCAAAAGGCCGGATACAGAAGACTGGAACCCTTTGTCCAAACCACGCGACACTAAATCAACAAAGCCTGGGCGCTCTCCCGTCTCGGGGTCGTCGTCGCCTGAGACCTCGTCCAGCACAGCATCGAGGGCCTCCGTTGCAAACTTGCGAAACGGGGACTCGTCAACCTTGGGGGGGATGCCGTAGTGCTTGCTAATCTCATCGTCGCTAAACCCCGCAGCAGACAATTCTCCGCGCCCCTTGGCCATGTGATCGGCTATCTCATCCTCACTGAACCCGGCAGACCTAAGCTCGATAGCCTCCTGCGAACCGTCCATCACTGCACCGCCGCGCCGACACGCTTCCTATATTCCTCAACAGTCTCGCCGAGCTTCCTCTTGGGAACTGGCCTTGTCGGCAAAATAGGCGGCACCAGCGGGACACCGAACTTCATTGTCCCCGCTTGGCCCTCCATAAGCTCTTTGGGGGTCTTCCGAAACGCTGGCAATAATTTCCCAATATAACTTTTTGATTCAGGGTTAAACAAGGCACTGGGGTCACCATCTTCCTTCTCAATTTCCGCCAGCACCTTGCCCCTTACCATGCGGTCAAACTGATAAAACCGCTGGTCCCCGCCATGGTCAGTGATGGTAAGCGTCGAGCTAGTGATGGACGACTTAAAGCCCGCCAAAAACCGATCCATCTGATCAAGCGCGCTCATTTTAGTCCTGTCCCTGTCGGACCCCTCCCCCCGGTCCAGCTTTTGCTTCGTCTCCAACACATTAACGAGGAAATTTACGTCATCCCTAGCCAACCCTGCGCCATACAAAGTAAAAATATCCAGTGGGCTTTCAACATCGCCCCGATATATTGCCGACTGCACTTGCTTGTATATGACGGGGTTTGTTTCATTTCTTAGTTTGTTTTCGTTTTGCTCGTCGAGCTTGCCCAAAAGGAATGCCGTGGTCCTAATGTCCCCACTAAGCGCGTCGTCGGCGAGGATTTCAGCGGTGCTAGGCCGCTGCGTTGGGTCGTCACCGTATATTCTGTTAAAATAATCCGACGCCCGCGCATTACGCAGGTCTTTCTCTGCCTGCCGTGCCTCCCTGGCCACCCTGGCGCGCTCAATCCTGTTGGCGTCTATCTGCCTCTCGGCCAACAGCACGGCGGCTTGGTAGTCCTGTTTATCCATGCGGGACGCCCACTTGTCGTCCTCCCTAAGCTCATTGAGAATGTCCCGCGCACCACCCTCTGTGGCGGTGTGGCCAAGGCGCCCGCGAATCAGCGCAAGCGAAGCGTCGCTAACGAAGCCCGCCTCAAGCGCCCCACGATCCCCACCAGCGCCCTCTAGGGCGTCCAAGACGCCATCACCCTGATTAATTGCGGCGTCATACGCCTCTGGGGTCGGCGTGGCCAGCACTGAATTAACGAGTCCCGAAAGTGCGGCCTCCCCATCACGGGCAACCTTTTTTGCCCGCGCCTTAGCCTCCACCCCCATTGCACCTAACGTGACATCCGCCTTGAGGCGCGCAGACGCTACGGCAAACCTACCGGAGTTACGCTCGGAAGCGCCTGAATACTTCTCGGCCAGTCTACCCGCTCTGGCCTCGTACTGCTGGACCACACGATCTGTCAGCCCCTCCGGGTCTTCGCCCGAGCGGTCGGACTCGTCTTGCGCGATTTGAGCCATCTCAACCTTTAGCTCAACCAAGTCCTTTTCGTATGACAGCGCCTCTGCCGCCTCGCGCTTTTTAAGCATATCTGCGCCGAATTGGGAGATGCTCCTACCCGCTTCCACAAGGCCACTGGATGTCGGCGCCCCGCGAGACGTGTTAAAATCCGCCGCCGTTGCCTGCTGCACGCGCACAATCTGCGATGGAGATACTTGGCGTGAATATTGTGTTAATTTGGGCATTATCCAATAAACCCTGAACTATCCCGTAGGCCCCGGCCTGGGTTTACAGAGCCTGGGGATGAACCTGGGCCATAGCTTCCACCACCACCGAATCCAGCCCCCGCAATCTTACCAGCCGAACCAAGCAAACTCCCCACGGCTCCGGCGCGCGTCGAACTAGCCGCCGCATTCCCTTGGAACGCCGCAGCCTGCGCCCTGTTCTCTCCCCCAAAACGGTAAAAATCGGCCTGCTCCATAAAACTCTGGGCCTCTAACTCCCCCTCGTGCAGGATCGTCAGGCGGTCCAGTTCACCTTCCATGAAGTTATCCTCCATGATGTCCAGGGCCGATCCCATGAGTTCAAGCCCGTTGCCGCCACCTGCCGCACGCGCTGCGCCTTGCCGAATGCGGGTTTCGCGCTCGACACGCGCCGCATTGACATTTGAGTTATTCCTAACGATCTTGGCGTTGCGCTCCGCAACCTGTGCATTTCGCTCGGCGGCGGCTCGCTCAGCCTGGGCCTCCTGCTGCCCGATAGATGTCATCGCGCTCGCCTGACGCATAGAGCCGATAAACGATATCCCTGCTCCTGCAATCATTAGCGGAATCTCCATCCCAGTCATGGCCGGACCCTCGCATATAGGGCGCAGTCGCCGCCGTCGAGCCGGTATCCCACCATGCGCTTTGCTTCCAAATTAAACCCAAGCATTTTCGCCCACCTGTGGCCCTGCGGGAACTCACAATCAACAATCATTTCGATACGCTTAAGGTAACAGTTATCCAAGAACTTCTTAACCTGTTTATGAACCCAAATAAAAGTTTCACGGCGGGCGCGCGTGGAAATATAAGACCACGCCATAGCACGGTGAGGCTCTATTAGAAGTATACCCGCACACCCAATCACCCTGCCAGCACCGTCTATACCAGAAAATGCCCAATCTGTATTCTCAACATACGCCGCAAAATCTGGTTTTACATGGTCGCTTAAATAAGACTGTGCGTGCTGAAGGTCGAGGTCTATCAGATGTTCCTTTTTGAATGACACAACTCTCATACCATGATTTATCATATTCATTAGCTGCGGTCCTGCACCACAAGTTGAGGCATAACCGCTAAAATCGTTGTTGGGAGCGGCTGATCCTGGCGAATGAAGATGCGCTCATTTTTGCCATAATCGCCGTCCCACTCAATCTCATAATCGCCACTAAAAAGCGCCACGGCGGTGTCCATATCGTCGCCACCTTCGCGGAAGATCATCGGGTCCAAGTTGCTGCTGTCGGAACCGAACTTGCCGCCGCCTGTCTGGTAGAGGCGCACGAATACGCGGTTAATGCGGAGGGTCTTGCCCTGCGTCGTGCCGTCCCTCGCCCCAGCATATTGCCGCAGCGTCTCGAAGTCTGAATTGTACGGCAGGCCCACTTGTGCCTCTGAGGCCTCACGGTCCAGTGTGATCGAACCGGAAGATACCGTTTTACGGGGATGCGTTGCGCCTTCAGCCAGGATGGCCACTTCTTGCCCTTCAAGGTGGCCAAGGCCGCTTATGGTCGTCACGCGCTTACGCACCTCGCCCGCCGTCTGGTACGCCGTATATCCGCTGGTGTCCACGTTAACCCCGGCCCGCGTCGTCAACTCAAACGTGGTCGAGGCCGAGTTGGCGACTTGATAGAAATTGCCGTTCAGTTCCGTCATGCCCTGCACATTCTTAATGCGGACAATCTCGCCGTCGCTGAAGCCATGCGCCCCACTGGTCGTCACAACGCCGGGGTCTGCCTGTGTCACGGCGGTGATCGTTTTCGGGTCGTCCAGCGTCAGGCCGCTGTCCACGAAGAAGGCTTCCTCCGGGTCATTGTCGCTGCGCCAGAACGGCTTGAGGTATTCGATATACCGCTTCGTCCCGCCGTCAATGTAGCGGTTGACGATGATGTAGAGTTCGTCCGCATTGCCTGTTGGGTTGGGGATCACGCACACGCTCTCGACCTTAGCCTGCGTGACGCCGTACTGGTCGCTGCTCCCCCCGACAACGTGCCGGTGGAACCCGAGGATAGCTTGGTCCTTATCATAAGTCATACCGACGAGCGTGCCGTCCGTCAAGCACATCCACACGATAGATTGCGGCTCGTTCTGGTGCGCCATTTCAATAATGCCAGACTGCGTGATGTGTTCCGCGATAAGTGTCATGTCCGGTGCGCGGTAGCCGTCATCCTCGAACACGTATGACAATTCCCGCAATTTGAGACCGCTGCGCTGTGTGAACACGACAGCATTGCCGACACGCGCCGGCTGGATGTTAGCACTGCCAAATGCCGATGATCGCGTGCCTTGGATGTTGCTCGGCGTGATAACGCCACCATTGTCGTTTGGACGAATCACCCACTCGCCGCCTACCGTGCCGACGATCAAGCCCTTCTCGTCGTCGGACAACCAAATGATCGAGTTCACGTTGTCAGCTGACAGCGATGTGGCAACCGCCTTATCATCCGTCACAGTGCCATCTTGGTCTGTCGGGGCAAAGTTCTCAAAGTCCGACGTGACGCTCATATCAATGCGCTGCGGATACTCTGTCGGCCCGGCGAACGTCAGCCTGTTCTGGTGGAAAGTGACGCACGCAGGGTAGCCAGTCGTGGCGCTCCACACACCGAGGCGCCAGCTTGTCGTCGCTGTGGTCGCCGACGCATTCGGCCCCTGAATGGTGGCGGTAACAGATGTCGTGGACGCGCGGGCCGTTATTTCAAGCCACGTCCAGTTATTCGCAGGGTCTTGCCAGCGGATCAGTCGCCCAACATCCGTGGTCTGAAACCCCGTGTCGTTATTGATACCCGTCGCAGCCGACGCCGTGACAGTCACGCTGCCAGACGTGCCGCTCAGGGTTAGCGTGGTGCCGGTCGCATTTGTGTTGAGATATGGGCCGTCCTGAAAGTCAATATCGGTGATGCTCCAAGACGTATCAGACGCTCGCTCGATCTTGCGCGGCGGATATGTTGGGTGGGTCACATACAAGACATCCGCCGATTGCGCGAACTTCAACTGGAACAAGTCCGCTTCCGCGTATGTGGTCGTCACCTCCACGGCGGTGCCAGAGACAATCTGCGCCCGGTCCTTGATAAACCGAATGTAGAGGTCGCCGAACTCAATCACATACGCCTGCTCGGTCGAGAACTCAAAAGGCACAAGGCGTGTGGCCTTGCTGCTGGTCTTGACCTCAACAATATGCTGTGTGCCTGGACGACGCTCCACCGGCCCTTGAAGCATGGGGATAAAGTTCAGGCACGTCCGCAGGCCGGTCTGGTACTTGTCGAGGTCAGGGCGCCCATAGATCAGCGGAGACACTTCGCCGCCGTTGAAATTAGACTGGATGGGCGAAACCTTCGCCATCTAGTACCTCGCCGTGATCCATGGGTCTGCGGGAGCCTCTTGAGCAGGCCGTTCAAATGCGTTGACGCGCCGCGCCGTGGCCTTGGCCTCCTGGTATTGTAGATTCATGACCTCGAACTTATTGGTGGACTGTGTGATTTTCTCGCAGAGATCAAAGGCGACTCGCGCCACCAGCAGATCAATGAAGCCCTGGTCAAACGTGTTGGGGTCTGTGATCCGGGCAATGTAAATGATGTTTAGGGGCGCCCCGTCGTTCGTCAGGATTTGGCCGCTCTCGATCTGCAAATCATCCTGCACGACCTGCCCAA